AGATAGAGATTGCCGCCGTAATTCGCGCTTTGAAGGAGCAGCCATGATCGATCTTATCGCCCTGCTTAGTATTATAAATGCGGTGCTGCTAATTCTCGGGGGCGTGGGCCTAAGTTGCTACATCCTCTATGGCCCACGTCCCCCACCCAGGAAGCAGCCATGAGCGATCCCATCATCGAAGCTGCGGCGCGGGCGCTGCTGGTTAACGTCACGGAAGAATATAGCGGCAGCGATCTCGCTGCTGTGATCGCCGTGCTCTCCAGTATCGAAGACGCCGCTCTGGAGCGGGCGGCGAAGGTGGCGGAGGATACTGCACGCGCCCAAGACGGCGACAACGATTACTACGCTGGCGCTCGCCGGGGTTGCTTCATGGCTGCTGACGCTATCCGCGCTTTGAAGGAGCAGCCATGAGACGTTTTCAGGTCTTCCGTCCAAACCCGCCCGCCAACTACGTCGAAGAAGGTTACGCCAATCCCGCCGGTCAGGTGCAGTTAGAGGGATGCGTGTTCACGGACGGCACATGCGTCATCCGATGGACTACAGAAACCCGCTCACATTCAGTGTGGGGTTCGTTCGACGATTTCTACAAGGTCCACGGCCACCCAGAATATGGAACGGTTGTGCAGTGGCTAGACCCAGAGCAGCCATGACAGCTGAAAGCCGGCTGATCGCCACCGTGTGCGAGGGCGTATTTCGTGCAGGCGAGTTGGCTAAGCTGATGGGCACGCCGTGGGCACCCATAATGCCGCCGGGAGCCATCGGCGACGTGAACACAGTCGTTGCGGATTTGAGAAGGATGCGCGCTCGGCTACGAGCATTCAAGACAGCTAAAATAGCGAAAATCGACAAGCCTAAACGGGGACCTTACCGCAAATGACCAATGCAAAGCTGGTCGCTAAAGCCATAGTCAGTGACTGGATGCACCTGGAAGCTGACGAGCGAAAAATGGATGTCTTGGTTAAGCTAATCGAAGTCGAGCTTGAAAGAGCGTTCGCTAACGGTATGAAAGCCGCGCGACCCAAGCCTAAATTCAGGTACTTTGGCGAGGTCCCAATGTGAACTTACTATCGATAGTAACACTAATGTATCATTTGGTTTTTGGGGCACCGAATTTGGGGCTAATATGGGAAACGTAATTCCATTTAGCGATGACGCTCATCGCCGCTACCGGCTCAACGATCCTGACACGAGCCAGCAAGCTGCGGAGCTTATCGATTCGGACAGGCTACGCCGCTTGCAGTTTGAGGTGTGGCAGTATTTTACTACGGTGCCACGAGCTACACAGCTAGACGTTGAAGACTACTTTAACGATCACCGATCCACTTATCGCAGTCGAGTTCCCGAGTTGGTAGAGAAAGGGCTGCTGCGTTTCACCGGCTTCAAGAGGCTACAGAAAGGGAGAAACCGAAGAGTTTACGAACTGGCAAGATACAACAAAACGGAGAAAGAAATGACTACACCCACAAGTATCGACACCCGCGTAGAGCAATACGTGAAAATCCGCGACAAGATCAAGGACTTAGAGAAGATACACGACGACACGGTCAAGCCTTACAAGGACGCACTCGAAGGGCTGAACGCTTTGCTCTTGCAGCACTTGCAGGAGTTGGGCGTCGAGTCTGCAAGAACCTCGTCCGGCACAGTCTACAGGAGCAACAAGACATCGGCGTCTGTCGCTGACCCGGCAGCGTTCTTTGACTTCGTGCTCGCCAACAAGACGTTCGACCTACTCGACAAGAGAGCCAATAAGACAGCAGTGAGCGACTATGTAAAGGACAACGGCACACCACCACCCGGCGTGAATTATACCGTTTCGCAGGTTGTCGGCGTGCGGAGGGGGTAAGGCAGTAACCTTGCCCTAATCTTGGTAACCATCCTGAAACCTTACGACACTATTGTGTCACATCCCCACATAGCGAAAAGGAAACCAATCCCATGACTTCCATTACACCATTCGGCAACAGCCAAATCTCCAAGGTTTTTAGTAATGATCCAGTCCAGAACGACCTGTCGTCTGGCATCGCTTCTTCCTATGCTATCGTCGGCTACAAGGGCAAAGTGTGGAGCGTCAAGCACCGTGGCACTGAGACAAAGTTACTCCGGGCAGACGGCGACGGCGCACAGAGCAGCATCACGTGTGTGATCGTCGCGACCAACCGCAACCTGTCAAAAATCTACTACGCCCAAGGCTACACCGAGGGTAGCTCTAGCGCACCCGATTGTTTTTCCAACAACGGCGTGACGCCGGAAGCGTCTGCCGCCCACAGGCAGAGCCCGACATGTGCTACCTGCCAGCGTAACGTGTGGGGCAGCAAGGTCTCGGGGGTTACCGGCAAACCGGGCAAAGAGTGCCAGGACAACAAGCGTCTCGCCGTCGTGCCGCTGGACGATATCCAGAATGAGAAATACGGCGGACCGATGTTACTCAGGGTTCCTGCGGCGTCCCTGCAGGAGCTGTCGGCATTCGGCAGCCTGATGACTGACGCGGGGTATCCTCACTATGCCTATGCTACGCGCATCTCGTTCGATCCGGGTGTCGCGTATCCCCGCTTCAAGTTCAACGCCGTGCGGGTCCTGACGGACGACGAGGCGAACATGGTCAAGTCGATGATCAACGCCAAGTCAACGGCACGCATCATCGCGGAGACGGCTGACGTTGATACGCGTGTTACTATGGATAGTAGCGAAACCCCCAAGCCCGTATTCGAGGTGGCAGGCACATGGACGAAACCCGACTCACCACAAAAGACCTTGAACTCGGCATCTGCCCAACGTGTGGAGCTAGATACTCCTTTCCAGCGCCAGCCGGTGTCGTCACCCCCCGCTACGGAGTACCTCCCTACAACCCAGGCCCCACCCGCCGCTTCTATTGCTCCAACTGTCAATACGGCACCAACCCAGCCCATTGGCTCAGCGGACCCCTCGATCACAAATACCACTATCACTAGCAAATCGAGCTTTGAACAGGAGCTGGACAGCATGATGGCAAAGCTTTTGCCAGCAGAATAAAAACTTCTTTACCCACACCCACACACGTCGCCCCATCGCGCGGGGGCGTGGATTGAAACCATTGAGCAGCGCTCAAGAACAATATCTGAAGAGGGTTATCCCCTGGCCCCTAAATGGAGCCGGGGGGTTCATAACCTTCCACGCACCTATTAGTCACACCAACGGCTTCCGGTCTATACCGGAAGCCATCAACTACCTCGACCATGTAAACAAGAACGTTGACGTTTACGTTTGCCAGAGCCAGCAGCAGGAACAGACTAAGCGAAACGCTGGGAATGCTTTGTGTTTCAAAGCGTTATTCGCGGACTTTGATTTTAAGAATTACCCGTCCGAACCCGATGCAGCTTTAGCTTTCCGGGAGTTTTGCTCTAAGACACAGTTTACCCCCAGCGTCATCGTCCATACGGGTGGTGGCTATCATTGCTACTGGACGCTGGCAACTCCCCTAAGCCCTATCGAGTGGAGCCCGCTCGCCCACCGGCTGGTGCAACTTATACACGATCATGATTTGGGATGCGACACGGCTGTCACCATTGACATGGCGCGTGTCCTGCGCGTCCCAGACACGACAAACCAGAAGCGCCATAAATCAGTCAGGCTGGTCCACGATGGCCGGGACTACAGCATTGAAGAACTGAACCAGTTGTTACCATCGATAGTAACAAAGGTTCGCCATGCCAACGGGTTCGTGCCTGACCCGGCCATGTTCCCCCAGCTTGAGAAGCTAACCGATAACCCGCTATCCGAGGGTATCTCCCAGCTTATCAAGCCTAGGCTCGCTGACGTGGCCCGAGAGTGCGGGTTCGTAGCTGATACGATAAAGACCGGCGGTAGGGATAACCTCTATCCGCTATGGTTCCAGACCTTAAACATGGCAATGTTCCTGGAGGAGGGTGTTGAGGCGGCCCACACTATGGGCAAGGGCTATAAGACTTACGTGAAAGAAATAACGGACACCCTGTTCGAGAAGGCGACACAGGACCAGCAGCGCAAAGACTTCGGGTGGCCACAATGCGATAGAATCTACAACGACGGGGCGAAAAAATTCTGCAATGCTTGCCCGCACTTCGGGGAGCACAAGTCCCCGCTTAACTTCGCAAGGCCAGAAGCTCCACCCCCGACTCCCTCTCCTGACGATGCCGGCACGACGCTGGTGCTGCCGCCCAACTATATCAGGAACGACCTTGGTTACATACTGAAGTCCAATTCCAAGCCGGATGGAACTGCTGACAATACCAAGATATGCGACGTTCCCATACGGCATGCATGGGTGCAGCGCAACCCGTGGATATTGAATTTCGATGCTGATATAGAACCTAAGAGAACCGAGCAGGTTCATCTGCCATTCGAGATGATCGGTGCTGCTGTAGAGCTTAGGAAAGAACTAAGCAAACAAGGCATCACGATCCACGATCACAACGTCAAGCCAGTAAAGGAGTTTCTCTTGGCCTGGGTACAGATACTGAAGGAGACAAAGGAGGCTGTCATCTCTACTTCGCCATTCGGGTGGAACTCGAACGCCGGAGGGCTTGAGGGGTTCGTCTACGGCGGGCGCATGTTCACACGCGCCGGCACCAAGATGGCACAGGCACCGGACACCGTCACGGCCCGGAGCTACACCCCTACGGGAACGGCAGAGCCGTGGATTGAGGCGGCCAAGCTTATCACAGATCAGAAGCGCCCGGCACTCGACTGCATCCTGGCTAGCTCTTTTGCTGCGCCGCTGGTTAGATTTACTAATATGCGTGGATTGATGATGTCCTGCATCGGTGAGTCGGGTATCGGCAAGTCCACGGCGTTGGACACGGCACTGGCTGTATGGGGGCATCCGGTTCGTGCAAAGAACCTACTACACGATACTGATAATTCAGTCATGAACAAAGTAGGAGAGCTTCGTTCACTGCCAATCTACTGGGACGATCTGCAGCCCGACGACACGCGCAAATACGCCCGCATGGTGTTCCAGATGTCATACGGCAAGGAGAAAGACCGTATGAACGCCCAGTCTAAACGCCGCGAAGCCGGCACATGGCAGACGATCATGGTCAGCACCAGTAATTATTCCCTGATGGACTACGTGGCACAGCACACAAGCACAACTACGGCAGGCATATATAGAATTTTTGAGATACCCGTGGTGGAAGGCACCATCGGGCAAATTGCAAAGACGGACGCGGCTAGAATAGTGGGCAAGCTGGACGACAACTACGGCAGGATCGGGGAGCAATACGCACAGTATCTCGGGGCGAACTTCCTTACGCTGGAGGAAGAAGTGCAGGCGTGCCAGAAGGCGCTCGACCTAGAAGTCAAAGCCAAGAACGAAGAACGCCTGTGGACAAGTCTTATTGCTTGCATTTGCGTCGGGGCTGCTGTTGCCAACCGGCTGAACTACACGACCATAGACGAAGCCGCGCTGCGCGAGTTCCTTGTTACTACGCTTAGTAACATGCGGACTGAGCTTACGAGTTCTACTGTTGACATGTCGAAGGACATCAACGTCTCAACCATCCTCAGCAGCTTCTGCAATGCCTACAGGGCGCGTGGGACGCTGTTCACCAATATTGTCCACAAAGGGAAGGGCAAGCCTCCTACGGGGTCAATACAGGTCAAGGGGGACGCTTCTAGACTGGACGCGATCTGCATACACATAGGGATGGACGACAAGGTCATGCGAATAAGCTCTAACGCCCTGACCGAATGGCTGAAGACCAAGGAGCTGTCGCGCAAAGCGTTCATGGATGCGCTCACCAAGAAATACGGCATGAAGATCGTTAACGGCATCATCGGCGGTGGCACACCGCATGCTGTGCCGGGGTTGACTTACATGTTGGAGATGAACCTGTTGGATTTCACCGACGAGATAGACGTACAGGTACTGTTCGAGAAGGAGCCGATAGTGTGAGCAAAGAGAAAGAAAAAATTATCTTTATCATAATTGTAGGTACCCCTGCTGAAGGGTTCCTTAACTACGGACCTTTCGACTCAAACGAAGAAGCAATTAGCTGGGCAGAAACTAACATCGACGAAGACCCGTGGTGGGTGGATGTGCTTTTACGCAAGCTGGTTGAGAAATAGTTTGAACATTGTCCTGACCTGTGGGCGTAGCGCTCCTGCGCGATCCAAGTCTGTATACTTGGATTTTAAACGCCACGAGGTTAGCCGTGGCAAGCACCGTGTTGGTCTGTGGCCAAAGTCTTTCATGATGATAAGTGCCATATTGGTATCACCACAACGCCTGACCACCAGATATTTAATTGCACACATTTATGCGGACCAGCCAGATGGCGGG